CACTACAATAATATAAATCTGAAACAACAAAAATAACTTATAAATCCATTCTCATTTGATCATACCATTTCATGAATTCTCCTATTGCGGATCCTTCTAACTTCCGTCTTGGTAATCTAGAAATTCCATTTATCATCTGAGTCAAATCTTTTAAAGTCCTATTTAACTCAATATTCGTAAATGAGCTTTCAAGTGAGAATGCTTCTAGACCTAAATCCTCGTACACTAAACCAGCAGCCATATCAACATAAGCATCAGCAAAAGCATCTCTTTGATCTGCAATCAAGTCTTCTGCTGTTTGAGGGAGAAATGAATCAGCCCATTCCATGAGATTTGCTTCTATGTTTATAGGTAATGAAGATATATTCCGTTCAGCTGATTTCCCTACTCTCTCTTGAATTTGGATTAAATCTCCCCCAAAACTCATTTTCCCTATCTTAATACAAAGAGATCTAATGCAAGACCCAATCCAATCATTCTGATTATACCCATCTATGATCCCATCAATGTCGTCCTCTGATAATGATTGGCGTGATAACCATTTTGATAATGCTCCTGGCCATGGTCTATCTCCTGGCAATTTTAGATGATCCATAGTGATTTTAGCGTCTGGCATAGTCATGTATGCTATATTCCCTGGATCATCTAAACTTCTTAGCAAAATCAATCTAGATCCTTTAAATAATACTATGGATTCAGCTTTGTATCTAGGTATCTTAATATGTTCTGGGAACACTCTATCTATTTGAGATTTGGGATATACTTCTCTTATGGCATACTCTGGACGATTAGAATAAAATATGGTCTCTCCTTCTGCTTTTTCAATGCGAACCAATATGTCTTCTCTCTTTTGAATCTTTATATAGTCACCAACCCATTTTGAACCCCTTAATTGCTCTGGCATTAACCACAAAGTAACATTCTTGTTCTTTTGAAATAGCTCATCGGCTGTAATGACACCGCACATCAATAACAAATTATTTCTCAAATTGTCTAATCTTTGAGTACCAGTTGATGAACCTTTAATACCATCTAAAGATACATGGTATTGAATTAATAAAGATCGTAGTGATTCTTGAGTATCTTTGTATAACTCATATAATGTTTCAGATTCATACTGGGATTCTATATTTGCTAACATCCCATACCATGCTTGTAATCTATCTTCCATCCGAGTAATAATTTTTGTAACTCTAGGATCAATAACAGGAACTGATCTTATATTGATTAATTCTTTCATTTGGTCAATCATTAATATGGATGCTGCATCTGTCTTTGATCTAAAATGAAGATAAGGACAGATATTGAATCTCATCATTCTATCCACAGATTGACCTAAATTATCTGTTGTCCCTCTAGCTAGCAACCTTACACTTTTATTTGAATTTGTGTATGATTCTAAATACCCAAGCAATTGATCATATGTCTTAAAAGGACTCCTTTCTAAACTATCTTTTGGACCAGTAGATCTTAAAAAAGGCAGGTCAGTGACAATATCTTCCCACATAGTTTGAATCTTGGATACACCAAATTTCTTTGATCGCACTTTAAACCATATTTCTCTTAAAACCTCTTTTGTGTGAGCTTGATGATCTCCAAATAAATAAAAAGGAGAAACCCATTGATACCTCAATCTACGCTTGACATTTAATGGTAACATGTATAATTCTTGTTTGGTTAAGTTATTAATATAAAGAAATTGTTTCCACATTGGAAATAATACTTCAGTTTCTAGTGATTCTCCAGGTCTATTAAGTATATTTTCAACTAGCCCTCTTAAACTTAATTTCCAATCAGAATCTTTTGATTTAAACATAGAACTCCACAATAAATATGGAGTCATTCGAGTGCTCTCAGTTCTAGTCATCCAAGATAAGGAGGCAGCAACACTTGGATCTAAGATTTTCCTACTCATATGATCCTTGGTTTCTTGTAATGTTTTAGCTCCAGTTAAATAACTTTCAAAATTTTCGTCTGTAACGAAATCAGATTTATGTAAACCTTTTAATCCTAAATCATTCAACACTCTTAAGTATTTCTTCCTAGGATAAACTCCAAATGTTGCAACTTCTAAATCATCAATATCTTGAGGTAATCCATATGAAGACAGATGATATAGTAGTTTCCGGGCATCTTTTGAATCTTTTGAACTCAACCAATTTACATACACCCCATCTGCTAATCCAGCAATCATTGGTGATAATATAGCATAATGTCCTAATGGTGTTATTTTATATGGATTAATCTCTGCTAACAAATTATCTCTATACCAGGGCATTGTTTTGAATCCTAAGTTCATGTAATATGATATAGCTTGACAAAAGGAAGCCCAAGAACATAAATAACCAGAGGCTCCATTCTCTCGCAATTGGCGCAATGAAGAATATAAAGAAGACACTCTTCTCATCAGACTTTCTTGAGGATTATCATCAGTAACACGTGCCATGAATTTAATCAGAGGGGATACCACAGTGTTTCCTATGTAGAATTTAGAATTGAATTCAAAAATCTCTGTAAACGAAAAAGTTGTTTTCTCAAAACTAGTCCTCACTCCAAACAATGCGTCCACAGTTTGTTTGATTCTGGGATATAATGATCTCAATTCTTTGGCCATGGATGAAACTGATGAGCGAGCTCCTGTAAGAGTTATCAGAATTCCTTCATCATCAGATGAAACCTCAAAAGACATAATAACTTTTATCTCTTTTTTTGCTGCCCAATTTTCTATTAAGTTTTGTAGATATTCCATATGCAAAATATGATATAAACTAGAAGGATAATGCAAAATACCTTGCATCATATCAGTCTTAGCTTGAACAGAACAGTGATGAGGTGCCATAAATTCTGCTGCTTCTCCATAGAATATTTTCTTTAGTTGATTAACACTCTCTGATGTCAGCTCCGATCCTGGATTAGATAGGAACATCTCAACTGTCTCTCTTGGCAATTGAATTTGTTTGTCTCTATGCATCTTAAGAACAATTTGACATAATGGCCAGAAACATTTGGGAACTATGCTCTTTGTCATACTCTCAAATTCAAACATACTAAACATCTGAGCCCAATTTGTCATATCTCCAGAGACTTTTGCTGTCATATGGCCTTCTGGTTTGATCTCATGAACTTTTGCGAAGTGTTCTGAAACAAATTTGTCTTTATGAGAATCATCAGTTAAAATCTCACATGGATGAAGATCACAAATAGCTCTAAAAATATCACAAAAGATTCTAATGAGCAATCTACCTCGCATAGTTAAAACAAATATCTCTCTAGTGCCGCCTATTTGATTCTTTTTAAATAATGTTACTAGTATACAATTGTTCTCTTCTATTTGGATGCCTTTTAATATAGTTTGAATGTTCAAACAAATTTCAGGGTGATCCATCTGCTCCATTAAGTTATACATTTGATGGAAGCATTTTCTCCTTTGACCTACACTTTTAATCTCTTCACCATCTTTGCTAATCATAAGATCAGGATCAAATGGTAGAGTACTGGATTTTGTGGTTGCCATTTCTTCAATGAGTGTCTTAAGTAAGAAACTTATAATTCTTTTTTCTAAGAAAAGATCCCATTGATGATCTTTAACATTGTGTACTTTCATTAATCTCTTCTTAGTCAAATGAGCCCCTAGTGCAACTGCTGATTCAGAATGTTGAAATTCTTCCATAGTATCTGGATCTATATTAGCTCCCTGAACTGTATGAAATAATTTTTCATGTCCCCTAAATGATTCAGTCAATTTATATGATTGAGTCATTCGTTTGCATAATTTTTCTAATATTTGTATTGCCCCATGCCCATAATTCATCTCATTTTTATTGTGTAACATACAGACATAAGAAGATAACATCATTTCATCAGCAGATGTTATCAGGAAGCCAAATGGAGACATTATAGGTTCTGAAGTTAACTGTTTTTCTTCATCAGCAAATTCAACAGAACTGCCAGATTCTGGAGTATCCTCTTCTTCTTCTTCCTCTTCACCAATTTTCTTTGCGGACGTTGAAAAACCCTTCAAATAAAAGTCATCAGGAATACTTTCATGTATTGCTCTCAATTTGTTATAAATGTAAACACACAATCTTGATCTAATAGGAACAGTTATTTTGCTCAAAATCTTTAAAGAATTGATTTTAAAAGTCTTCAAACCAGAAAATAGTTCCATATAATAATATCTAAGTAGCTGCATGTTTTGACTAGTATGAGTCTTATCTTCTAATAAAATTAATAATAACATTCTATAAGTAGGATAAAAAACTCTCCAATCTTCACCATTTAATTGCGGTTTGATTCCTTGGAGAAAATGTTCAGAACATAAACCTAATAATGATATTGATTGAGATAAAATGCCTTGACAGTGCTCTAGCTTATGTCTAGTCATAGAAAAGAAATCTGTTCGCCTCCACGCACCTGATACTCGAAATGTTTGTTCAAATAAAGGTTCAGTGTTTGTTTCTCCTTGATATAAGACAAAACCAAATACTGGAGCTCCATCTTTTCCTCCCATCCTAGTGGTTCTAATAATCACAAAAGCCATAAAGCCTGGGATCCTTCGAGCAATGAACTCTTTCTTATTACCAACATCATTTGGATTTCGATCCATGTTATAAGCTAGTTCTCTTAAAATTAACTCCAAGAAGAATACTCTGTTTATATCCGTTAATCTCAAAGACTGTTGTAATAAATCAGTTAGATCTCCACTTTGATCTGTTGTTGTGGCAAATTTCATTTCATCCATTGACCATGCTGGTTCCTGCTCTATCTGCATATCTGTTCTGATGTAATCTTCTACATCACTTGTGTCTGCTAAAATGGAATATGGTTTCTTACTCAATAATTCTTTCATCTTAACTGCATCTATTCCTTTAACACTCAATTCTTTTTTCATAACTCCTCTCATAGCTAATTCAATTCTCTGTGATTCAGATAGAAGACATTTGAAAGCATCATCATAATCTTTATTCTTCCGTTGTATACCTTGCCTTGCTGAAGATAGTATTTCTAATTCATCAAAATCAAGATCAGGCTTGTCAAATAAAGAATAGGGGATGGATCGAATAATCTCATTATATGCCCCATTCCCATGAGGTAGATCTGGGATATCCAATGGATCTCCATGTCTTCGTTTATTGCATAGTATGAATGGCATGTGGACCATGGTGTCTTTCTCAACCCTACCTTCGGCAGTTCTCCTAAAAAATGAATCCCATGTTTCTGGGATCTTTTCATAAGTTCTTCGCCCTATTCTCAAGATACTGTCTCTCTCCCAAATCTCTGACCATTTATCTGTTGGCTTCAAACTATTTAACATACCCTTAAATAAGGTATGTTTTTCTGGATCTTCTTCTCCTCTCATTGTTCCATGCCTAATTTCAAACTCACGTAACACAGTTAATCCTTGTCTATATGCATAAATTAATCTAGCTGCATATTCACCAGTCATAAACCCAGTTGCAGTCATAACTGTGGTTGGATTGACAGCTACTATATTTAATTTTCTTAAATATGATCCCTCAATGAGCTCAGAATATTTTAGAAGTTTTTGTAGCACTAACTGTCTTAATTTAGTGATATGAGGGCTCTGGGTGGTTCCTACTTCTATGGCATCTACGGTTTCATCTTCATTTCTGAGAAGGATATCTGGGCTTAATCCTCCTATTTCTCCAGGCAATTCATCAGTTAAACAACTTAACACTAAATTATGTGGTAACCTATAAATAGCACTCTCATCTAAATAAATTGGCTCATTGATTTTCCCTCCAAACAAAGTTGAATACTTTTGATCTTGGGTATCAAATTTGATCCAAGCACTCTTGGAATCTTCTGAGATTCCATATGTCATTTTGGGAATAGATTTTGGTTGAGGGATTTCAGTGGGACCATTTGGTAAAGTGATTTCTGAAAATTTATCCATGCTTATTATATTATATTATTAGTGTCGTC